GAGCGCCGTGAAGATCGCCGGGTGCTCGTGCAGTTCGAGATAGGCTTGGTAGATCGCCACTTGCGCGGCGTAGATGGGCTTGGAGATCGCCAAGCCCTTTCTCTCCAGATCGCTCCAGGACTTGTTGCCCAGGCATTTGCATTCCCACAGTCCGGGATAGGCAAAGCCCTCAGGGCCACCCACGATGACGCCGTCAATGTGGCCCTGCAGGCGACCGTCTGCCACCGAGAAACCGAACTGCTCGCCGTCAGGCTTGCGGGTGCGCAAGTCAAAGCCTGCCTCCCGCAGCCACGCGACCATGCAGTCCTCCATGACATGGCCACGCTCGAAGATGCGCAGCATCCGGCCCGGGGTGTCCCGCCCGTGGTCGATGGGAGCCTTGGCGTACTCGAATTGCAGGGCGCGCTCGCAGGCCACCCCGAGGCGCGAGGCCCCGAGGTACTGGCGCTCGGATTGACGGGCTCGGGCCTGTTGCAACCCGGCGTCGACCAGGGCGGTGACCTGGCCCGCGATGCTTGATGAGGAATTGAAGTCCATCATGGCTTCTTCCCCTTCGGTTCATCCCAAGGCAGGTCATCCTCCAGATCCGCGAACGGATTGGCGGCATCGGGTGCCAGCGGATCGGGCGTGGGCGGCAAGCCCCGCACGGGCGGGAACTTGGTGACCTCGTGGTGCGCGACCATCGCCTCCGACCAGCAAGTGACGATGGCATCGATCACCCGCAGCGCTTCGGCCTCGGAGTAGTCGCCCAGAGGCTTGGTAAAACCGATCTCGCCCGCCGCCTCGCCGAAGGACTTGAGGCATTGGCGCATGGCGGCCAGTTCGACTTCAGACGGATCGATCATGGCGACCTCCGTCTTGCCGATGTAGCCATCCTTGGCCTGTTGCCAGTTGCCGTACAGCGCGTGGAACGCGTCCTGGCAGCGACGGGAACAGAACACCCAGTCGAGCACGTAGCGGCGCGCATCGCCGGTCTTGAATCGACCGTCCGTGTGGCCGTAGCCGCGTGCTTGTCGTTTGCAGACCCAGCATTTCATCGGCCTCCCTCACTGCGCCCACGACGGTTTGCCCGTCACGGGTGCGCGTTGGACAGGCGCTGCCTGATACGCGGGTGCCGCTGGCTGTGCCGGAGCACCGGAAGTGCCCCCACCCGTGGACTTGGGCGGCACGCCCATCAACTTGGCGTAGTCGGGGTGATCGGGTTCGACCGCGACCTTGACCACGTTGCGGTCCTGGCCCTTCCCATCCTTCTCGATGTCGACGCGGGCGAGGAACTCCAGGCCATCCAGTTCGTGGAAGCCCTGAATGCGGCGCGCGGCGGCGGCCTGGGGACTGTTGTCCTGCGGGTGGACGTTGCGGGCGCTGTTGAGCGCGGCGCGAATGAAGCTGCGCCCCATCTGACCCCAGGTCGGCCCCTTCTGCGAATGCAGGCCGATGTTCGACCACATCTTGCGTTTGGCGTGGTCGCCAGCGGTGACCACGAACTCGGCGGCCAGATAGATCGAACCGGTGTCGAAGGACTCGGTGGCGTAACCGCCGCCCCAGCCTTGGCTGGGATCGTCATAACCACCGGGCTTGAGGGTCATGCGCACAGGGACAACGGTGCCCTTGGGGATCAGGTCAAAGCCGGATTGCTGTGATTCGGCGTCGTTGAAGTCGTTCCAGTTGTTGCTGGTGGTGGATTGCTGGGTCATGGCGATTACTCCTGAGATTCGTGGGATTGGGTGGTGGCAGTGCGAACGGGCGTGGCGGACTCACCCGCGCACTTGGCGATCAGTGCGCGCAAGTTGGGCGGCTCGAGCGGATCGAGGCGACCGCTGCGGTCTTTGGCGGGGAAGCCGTAGGGATTGACGGTGTGCGTGACGAAGGCGCGGTATGTGCTGCCACTGCCGTCTGCTTCCTGGGCCTTGATCTCGGCCAGCGTCACAACCTCGTCGACGATGCCGGGCAGCTCCAGTGCGGTCTTGCTGCCTTCGATCTGCGGCACGAACACCTTGCGGTTGTAGTCATCGAGCCGCTCGTCGAGGATGGCCACGAACACCACGTTCTTGCCGCGTGCGTGCTGCAGATGGGTCAAAGCGCTGATCATTTCCTGCCCGAGCAGGCCGTAGGCGCCGCGCATGTCCGGCTTGCCGGTACGGTCGCTGACCGCGCCGGGTTGCGTCTTGCACCACGCGAAGCACTGGCGCGACAGCTGCGTGATCGAGTCGAGGAAGAAGGTCTGGTAGCGGCCCAGTTGCGCCGGGTCACCGAACTTCTCGACGACGTGATCGAAGTGCGCCTGCGAAAACGCCGACTCCGGTGGCAGCGACTTGTCCGGGCCCGCGAGAAACACGAAGAAGTCGCGGCTCTCTGGCCAGGATGCCGGACGGATGGTGTCGCCGGGCCAGTCGGCCACGGCGAGATCGCCCGCCTCAATGTCGAGGAACAGCGTGGTGGCCGGGTCGAGATCCTTGAGCCGGGTGGTCTTGCCGATGCCGGATTTGCCCAGCATCAAGAGCTTCACGCCCTTGCGTTCGGCCATGCGCTGCTGCGCGGAGATGATGGGAAGGCTCATCACGCGGCCTCCTTCAGTTCATCGGCGACGGCGGGATTCCAGAGGATCTGGTAGCCGCTGTGGCCGTTGCGCGAGTACGGCATGGCCTCGGCCCATGCTTCACCAGCCTCGGTCAGTTCCCATTCGTCACGGTCGTTCCGGAACTGCAGGCCAGCCGCTGCCAGCATCTGGTTCGTAGCTTTGGCCGAGCGGTTGAGCAGCTTGCCGAGCTGGGTGGCGTTGAGCGCGCAGATCGGTTCGTTGGCCGACGGCAGCGCGCGGCGCAGCACCTCGGTGGTGATGCCCGTGTTCTCCTGAATGCAGGTGAGCGTTGCCGCCGCTGCGATGCCCGGCTTGACGCCCGGCACCTTCGCCACAGCCTCGCCGATCAGCAGAATCGCGGATACACGGTCATGGGTCGGTGCAGGCAAGGCCCCCAGCGCAGCGGGAACGGCATAGCTGCCGGTCTTGCGGATCGCGGGCAGCACCTCGCTGGTCACCCAACGTTTGAAGCGCTTAGCGGCATCCTTGGTGCTGCCGAGGATCAGGGCGTAGAGACCCGACTCGTTGACGTGGTTGGCGCGCTGGGTGCGTCCAAGGTTGTCGATGATGTCGCGTTTTGCGACATCATCCGAATCGACGTGTTTGGCGAGAGCATCGCGCGGATTCGAGAGTTCCAAAGCCGCGCAGACGTCGGCGGCGTTGAACCACGGCTGGCCCGCGTCGTCGACCTGAACGCGCACAGCGTGCGCTTCAAACTGGAAGGGAATGATTGCACTCATGGCCATTACTCCGAATCAAGGGAAAGAGTGAAAGACGGCTTGCCGGAATCCACGGTGCGAGCGGCGGCGAACTGCTGCTGCAAGGCAGGCGGCCAGTTCGTGAAGCGGGATTCGGAGACGGACAACTTGATGTCGAGGTAGCCCTCGACCTTCTCGCCTGATGCCACGATGCGTTCGGCGATTTCGGTCAATTGCTGCTGGTTCCAGCTGACCTTCTTGGGCAACTCGAACTTGAGCCGCAGCGGGCCATCGCTGATGTGGGCGGTGCCGAAATCGCGGCCGGATTCACGCAGCGCGGCGCGGGCCTGCTCGCCGTAGCACTGATCCAGCGCCGCGTCGAACTTGGTGCGGGCCTTCTTGAGCCAGTCGATAGCCGCGTCGAGGTTCTTGTCGATCTCGCGCTTCTGCTCGGGCGGCAGTGCAGCCAGTTGGCTGACGGACATCTCGGCGATGTCGGCGGGGAAGATGGTTAGATCGCTCATGGCCGTCCTCCTCACTGATACGCACGAGTGAAGCTGGAGTAACGCGAGACGCGCCGCTCAAAGGCTTCGATTTCGTGCAGGAGGTAGGTGACCCGGCGGCCGAGCTTGCAGTAGATCGGTCCGAGCTGTTCCTGACGCCAGCGGCGCAGGGTCTTGACGGAGAGCCCCCAGCGGATGGCGAGCTCGTTTTCGTCGAGGGCGATGCACACGGCACTGCCGGGGTTGGGTCGGAAGGAATCCCGACCTGTTTGGGTTGCTGGAACTTGGGTTTGCATTTCGATGTGCCTCCTAGATGAAATGGGCACATCGAAGTCTCCGCATGGAACTACGGACTGAATCCGGATCGGGCTCCGGAAAAAACTACGACTTCTACTGGCGGCGCACTTGGTAGTAGCCGCCAGACTTCACGAGAACGAGGAAGTCCTCTCTTGTTTCCTTGTCACCAAAGGCCTCATCAAATGACCGGGCAGCAGAGTGAACTTGCGTCTTGACGTCTGCCCACTTCATGGCCGGAGGTGTCTTGCCTTCCACGCCCCACATCACTTTCAGAATTGCTGCGCGCGTATCACTCACCAATCGTGATGAAGCAAAGTGAGGCAATTTCACGCGGGTGCCCTGCAGGTACTGCAATGGCTCGGACTCACCGCTAGGCGTGACGTAGCCGCGCAGCACGCGGTCGAATGCGCTTGCATCGAAAACATCCTGCCCATCGTCCAGGCGAACGAACTCATCGAGCGCCCGGATCACATGATCACGGGGCAGATCTGCCTGAACTTGGCGGGCCTGCAAAATCACACCGCCGCGTGACCATGCAGGATCAGCCAGAACAGAAGATGTATTGACGGCTTGCGCACGTGCCCACGCGCGCCCAACAAACACCGGGGCAAAATCATGCGTCCCGGCGACGCGCAGGTCGCCGAGATGCCAGAGATGCTGTGGCGTGAGGCATGGGCGGCTGGCACGTCGCCGATCTTCGATGCCTACCATGCGTGCCAGATCGGTCAGCCATCGTTCGATCTGGATACCGCACAGTGCGATCTCGTTCAAGGGCTGCACCACAGTGCGCCCATCCAGCGGACTGCGATAGCGGTAGCAGCCCGCATCGGGATCGGCCTCGATCTCGACCTCGCATTCAGAGTCGAGGAACGGGGCCATGACATGCGTGAGATGACCCTCGTCGGTGATCCAGCCCCGCTGCAGGAGCTGAGAACGGTCACGTCCGAACGTTGTGGCCAGCACTGGTGTATCCAGGCTCGACAGCCTGTCGATGGCGGTGAAGAAGCGTAGATGCAATGACATCGTCGACGCTCCCTCAGAATTCGCTCAAGACGCCGAGGCGAATCAACTGCTCCAGTACGCGCTTGCGGTCGTCCTCGGTCTTACTCTTGTCGTTCAGGCCGTTGGGGGCTGTGATCTGGACGGCGACGTTGTGCGCCTTGCGGTGGGGCTGTGTCGCCATGCGCATCACCAGCTTCACCTGTACCAGTGCGTACTGGCTCAGATCTTCGGCGCTGTAATCCTCGTAGGCGACCTGATAGACGTTGCGGCTGTCACGCCGATCGCGGGTGATCTCCATCTTGCTCGCCAGCTGCCGAGCGACGGTCTTGCCGCCAAGCTCGAGCAACTGTTCAAAGGGCTTGGCCACCTTGATCTGAAGAATGTCGATGCGCTCGATGTCCGCGATGCGATCCTGCTCCAGCCGCTTGAGCATGGCCGAGGTCGAGAACCCGAGCAGATCGAATTGACGCATCGGCATGTCGTCAATCGCGCCCTCGTGCGCCAGCGCCACGTCGCGGAAGATGGTGGCAAGCTCCCGGCGCTTTTCCCGGTCTTCGCAGAACACTGTCAGCGCCCCGGTTGCCGGTTCCCAGGAAAAGCGTGCCGACATGGCAGCTGGTTCCTCGTGGTCGACCACTTGGCCGTCTTCCACCTGCCGGTAATGCGCCGTAGAACCATTGAAGGTTGCGCACAGCGTGTGCAGCTGTGTCAGCGGCTCGTCGTCGGCATCTTCATCGTCATCGCGCTGTGCGTGGGACAAGCCGCACCGCACAAACTGCTCGATCAGGATTTGCTCTTTCGGCACATGCGGGAACAGCTCTGCAATCCGTGTGCGAAGTGCTTCCTGGATGTCATCGCCATTTTTCGGCTCCACGCCCTTGGGGCCAAGGTAGTGGCTGGAGAAGTGCTCGCTTTTCCACTGGCGGTGCATCACCTGTTCGTGCTCCGCGTGATCGAAGCGCGCTTCGCGGCGTGCTCCAGCCTCGGGAAACTCCTGCAGGAGATAGAGGTGCAATGCGCGGCTATGGCGGTCGCTGGGCATTGCGAGCACGGTGGCATCGTCTTCGCGCCTGGCGTCGAGCACCGCCTGAACAGCCTGAGCGCCGTAGTCATCGCTGAGCAGGATCACTCGTTCGACGGCATCCTCGAGGCGCAGGCGGATGGCAGCATCCAGTTTGGCCACGCAGTGGAAAAATGCCTGACGGGATTCGACCGGCAGTTTTCCTTTCGAGGCATCGGCCAATGCCTGAAGTTCCGGCAACGCATCGCCGCTGGCCAGTTCAAGCAGGCGCACCACCAGCGCCGGACGCTTGACCTTGCGCAGCAGATCGACGAAATGCTCCATTCCGGGCAGGATGGCAGGGCCATCATCTGACCGTTGCTCGCGCGCCCGCTTCGGTGACGACTTCGGGTTGACCGCTTTCTCCTGCTGGGCGGTGGTGGTGTGACCGGTAGGCATAGGCAGACTCCTTCGTAAAGTGCGCGATTGCGCGAGTTGTTAACTGCGAGATTCAAAAAATGCCGACGCGAGGTCGGCGCGGATGGGATGGTGATGATCAGCGCACGGCGTTCTCCGGGCGGATCAGGCCGTAGCGTTGCAGGCGCACCTGCACAAAGCGTGGATTGACGCCAAAACGCAGGGCCAGCGCACGTTGCAGCAATTCCATGTCGGCGGCGTCGCTGGCGGCGAGTTGCATGCTGGTGCCGGGAATCTCCGGATCAAGCGACGGGCCACGATGAATGCTGACGTTGTATTCCGATGCCAGCTCCTCAGCTGCCGTGCTCAAGAGCTTGCGCGGCACCAGCAGCGAGCCCATGAATTCGTTGGCACGCAGCTCGGCAAAATGCACTTCCGTCGCCATTGCTGCTGATGGGGCTGTAGGTACTTTTGCCAAGTGCTCGCTGTCCGGCGTGGTGGTGCGGTAGGCGCGCTGCACGACTGGCTCCAGGGCATCGAACAGTCCTGGGCCTTTGCCGCCGTCCATGATCCAGCCTGGGGCATCGAACACAGCGTGGCCGAGTTCATGTGCCAGCGTGCTCAGAGCCAGCAGCTCACTGAGTTTTTCGCCGACGGGCGACACGCACACCATCGCGGTGTCTGGTGCGTAGGGGTCATACTCGCAGATGCCGAAAACGTGGTTGCCATCCTCGTCATGCACCTCGCAATCAGTGCTGACCTCGAGCGCGAAGTCGATACCGTTGATCTTCAAACGGTCGATCTGGCGCAGCGTGTCGAAGGCAATGGCATCAACACCGCTTCCCACCAGTTGCTGGCGGGCGAGTGCTGCGATGGCTTCGATCTCAACGTGCTTGATGAATTTGGGGCGCTTGCGGTCGCAATGCCGGTAGTCGAGGGTCAGAACCGGCATTCACTTTTTCTCCGTGACTTCCCGGCGGTACATCCGCACAACGTTACCAACATCCTCGCGCATGTCGGGCGGCAGACGGCTGGCCTCCACGAAGGCGTCGTCCGGATCGATGCCCAGAATCTCGGCCGCCTTGCGTATCAGTTCATCCTTGGGCGGTTTTTCCATATCGCGTTCGATGCGTGACCAGTAGGCAGGCGAAATCTCGAGCTGACGCGCGAATTCGTTCATCTGGATGTTCTTCTCTTCGCGCTGTTTGCGAATGAAGGCTCCGAAAGGCATGGTCGTTTCCTAGTTGCGTGATTAGTTAATGCCTGGAGCGTACTGCGAGAAGTTCCGTCTGTCAACTGTTTAGTTAACGCGAAAGTTTTTGCCGCCGATTACCCGGAATTGCCATCCGCTTCGGACGATCAGGCTCACTATTTCTGACGGTTGCAATTCCTCGGAGCCGTCATGAAGAACATCGAACTCGCATCTCCCACGGAGATGAGCGCCAGCGCCCGTGCTGGCGAAATCGCCGCCATCCTTGCGGCTGCCATCGTCCGCACCC